GCTGGAACTTGCTCAGTAATTGTTTGGGTTATTTGTTCACCGTTACGCCGCGTCCCAGTTACAACTTCCCGCTGTCGGGTAGTAGGTTCTGACATCTCAAGCTGGGCTGGCGTACTGGATACAGTGTTTTTATCCAGTCCCATAAATGTTGAAAACATCCAAGGCTGGGTTTTTCCGCCATACGACTCATCAGCATGGTGCTGGCTAATGTCAATAACTTTTTGAACAGCAGCGGCTTGGTCACCGTACTGGGCTTTAAGTGCAGGATCCTGGTTTACAGCGGCTACAAAGTCGGTATATCCCTTGGCTACATCCATGCCTTTAGCGGTTCCAGCCATAGAATCGCGCAACTCTAACAGCGGTACTTTCTTTTGAATACTGTCTAAGGCAGCTCCATACAAGCCAGAAACACGAGGATCCTTTTTGGATTCATCAATAAAAGCCTGGATGTCAGAGGCTGTTTTGTTGGTAACTGTGTCTGTTAACTGGGTGGAAAAAGTCCTGATGGGATCAAGGTAAGCCTTAACCTCTTCCGTAGACTTGCCCATTGACTTGGCAAGCTGGTCATCTGTAACACCATACTGACTCTGCAACTGTATCAGTGATTTAGTTTTATCCAGGTCGCTGACAGTTGGTTCTGACAGCTTGCTTACAACGGCGGTAATGCCAGTGTTAAACGTGTCAAAGATTTTATTTACAGCGGTGGCATTAAGACCGGTTACTTGCGCTACCTGAGCTGGCGTCAAATTGTTGTCTTGAGCCGCTTTGTTAATGATGCCCAATTTTTCAATATCAGACTTTGATGTATCCGCAAGGGTAGTGGTAATAGTGTTTTTTAGCGTATTACCAGTGTCAATAGTCTTGGTTACATCAAGTCCGCCGTACTTTTCACCGGCGTTTTTAAGGATGTCAGCATCAGAAAGACCTTGTTTGCGAGCATCTGCTATTGTAGAAAAAATTTCATTTTGTGCAGTGCCAGAAAATACTTTGGCTTCATTGGGATCTATTTCATTGCCAAATTGTTGTTTCCAGTAAGCTAGACCTTCGGCATCAGGCGTTCTTCCAAGCTGCCGATAAAGATCCTCTACCGTCATTCCATTGTTAGCAACGGGTTGGATGGCTGGCTGTACCGCTGTTTGTAAAGCAGTTTGAACAGTTGGCGCAGTAATTGGTTGCACCGCTGTGCTGGATGATGCGTCAGCCAAAGCTTGTGGCGCCGCAGATGCAATCAATGATTGAATGCCAGCGGGAGATCCGTCGGTACTTATTGCCGTATTTTGTTCTGTACTTACTGCTGGTACAACAGGAACAGGCGCTACAGCTGGTAAAGACGCAAGGCCATTATATTGTTCATATAAAGATGGGTCATATTGCTCATATGAAAATGGATCATCCATGAACTGTTGTTGTTGCAATCTCATGATTTACCTTAATGCAGACACAAACGACATTGTGGCTACGACTGATTGTGTAGCGGGGCGGACTGGGCCTGTTGAGGCGGCGTAATATTGAATGCTTACAGATGCCAACGTGGTTGACCAGTAGATTTCAATGTACTGATTGGCGGCCATGCTGACATAGTAGTTCCAACCAGTAATCTGGTGGGCTTCCTCTCCAGCCGATGCGCTTTTTCTTGCTGGGATGGACACTAAACCAGTTGATCCAACAATGTCTGTGCCGTTTTGTCGCAGCCAAATACTAATGTCTTGAATAGCATTGTCTGTATTTTGAAACTGGGCGCTGAATTGCAGGTTGTATATTCCGGCATTGGCTACTGTAATTTTGGAGCTATCAATGGTTACACCGTTGGAGAAATCCGTGGTGTTCAACGTCATCAGTGTGGCAGTGTTTGCCGTGGCGGATTGGTCTTGGTTGCTGGAAAACGCGCCGTAAGGAAACTCAAGGTACTTTCCACCACTTAGGCCAAACAACGAGTTGATGGCATTGGTCAGCAAGTTAAGGTACAGGCGCAGCACATTGGTAAATGTATTTTGCTGCGATGCATCATATTCCGGCGTAGATGCCGGAAACCTAGGTACTGCTGGTGGCGAAAGAAGCGCCATTACCTTCTCCCGTCCGGCTTAATGTCTATACGCGGGCTACCCAATTGCCATTGAGTTCCAACCGTATTTGACGTTATACGCATAGCCATTTGGCGCGCACGAATCCTGATGTAAATCTGGCCGGTAAAGGTATCCAGGTCAATAGGGTAAGTCTGTGTCGCTGTTACTGTTTGGGTAGCGTCAGAGCTAGTTCCGCCCACTGATTTTGGATCGTTGTAGCCTGAGCCCGAATTCTTAAGCGGCAGCAGCTGCATTGTCAGGCTAGGTGTTGTGCCGTCTGTAGATCCACGGAAAGTCAAATCAGGAAGAACGCGCCATGCAAATGCAAACTTATCGCCATCATCAAGGTCAAACTGGGCGCTAGTGATAGTTGCAGTAATAGCAGACGGAGTGCCGCTGGTGTTGTCATCCACCCCATACTCATGGTTAACCAAGTTATAGGAATAGGTGGCTGCAACAGGGTAATTGCGTAGTCCGCTGTCAATCCAGGCCGTCCGCGCCATGTTGCCGTAGTACCAGACGTTCTCAAGGTAGTTGTACACAACGTATCGGTCTATTGTTGAATTTGGGTTATTTACCGTGCCAGTACCACTTGGGCCTGTAATAGAGCAATAGAACCACCATACCTCATTAAATCCCTCATTAGTGCTGGAAAACACTTGGTCAGATTGAAGTAGATTAATGTCATCATAGATGTACTGGCGCAAGTCACAACTCAATGTTTGCGCCCTACCATCGTATTTGTAAAACTTGTCTACACCCATCCAGTAGGTAACACCGGATGCTACAGATGCTGCATTTTGACCAATAATTGATACATTGTCTGCAAGCAGCTGGGTACTCCAAACGCCTGGAGGGCCAACGTACTGAAGTGAGTACAAAGTTGAATCAGTCCAAACCAAAATCTCTTGGCGGCTTTGCAACGCGGTAACAATGGTAGAACCATGAGATAGACGGATGCTTCCAGCCTGGTTAGTGGCAGATGGAGCCCATTGAGTCAAAGACTCTTGGTCTGACCATCTAATTAACATTGGGTCTACTGTTGTTGTATAGACATCATTTGTACCAAAACACATAATAAATCTACTAGCATCAGAAATCAAAAAGTAGATTTGTGATACTGGGGTTTCAGTTGCCCCAGACAAAGATGACAACAATACCCCGCGAGGAGAAATACTTTGCACGCCAGACCCAGCCGATGATGTATTGATCAATGCCCCTGTAGGTGTAGCAGACAAGTTAAACGTACTAACAGTTAAATAACGAACATAGTACGTTATTCCTACAGTAAGTCCGGTAGGTAGAGCTCCAGTCGTCGCCAGCGTAATTGGCGTTAAATCAATTAATCCTAGTGCGCTAGTAACTACAGCAGGGGAGGCATTAGTTATAGTTACAGTGGAATTTGATAAACCAATAGAGGCATCCCAATAGTACATTGGCGCACCACTTGGCCCATAAATAAGGTTTTGACCCCAATTGTTTTGGTTCCAAATACGCAATGGGCTGACCGCAGTAGATGCTGGAACTGTTTCTCCATACCCCCAAAGCCCACCACCCCAAGTACCAGCACCCCATCCTGTGGTTGGGACATAAGTGTTTGAGCCGGTGTTTACCTGATAAACGGCATAAACAGTGCCGCCACCAGTAGTCGAGGAAGATGCTGTACCGGTAACACTAATTGTGTAAGAACCCGCAGTGACAAAAGTAAGTTGATATTCACCAAGAACAGTCACCCCGCCAACGGCTGATCCACCATAAAAGGTTACAAAATCATTGTTTATAAAACCGCCTGTTGCGTCTGTAACTGTAACTGTTGTTGTAGTTCCAGTATTGGTGGCCGTGCTGGTTGCAAAAGGGTTGGTGAGCGTATGTTCAGCACGAATAGGCGTAATGTCGTAATACGCGCCGCCGCTCTCAATGTAAAACTTATAGGAAGTGCCAACTCCCATTAAGTTTAGGCCGGCAAGTGTTACCCAGTTCCAAAGTGAACGGCAAATACCAAGAAATGTATATGCAGAAATACGCGCCCAACCGCCAATTTTCTCTGGTGTTCCCTGGCGAAACCGCACCTTATCGGACTCATACCAGCCATTTTCGCTGGTATACCGAGTGTTTTCCCTGTTAACCCCAGGCTTTAAAGTTAATTTCTTTAATGGCATTGCGTATCCTAAGACAGAAACAGGGCTCGTTCATCTATACGGCGATTCTGCAAACCTTTGAGGATTTTACCCCCACCCATACAATACTTCAAGAACTCGTCCGCAGCGCCCGCTTTATCCCCGCGAAGCAGTTTCTGGCGAAGCGTAGAACGCTGGAGTGTCCCAAGGCCGCAGTTAAAAGAGAAACTGACAAGCCCATCAAACATACCTTGTGTAAGAGGGATAGGACAGAACTGCTCGACCCCGCGCTCAAATCGAGCCAAATCTGCTGCAAGTATTCCATCTACTTCCTCCATAGGGAAAACCCTATCATCCTCTGGGCGCAGGGGGAACGAATCCCGCTGCTCAAGTTTTAACCTACCTTGCTCAGGGTAAAGCACATGGCCCACGCAAACAGTCCAAAGGCGGGCAGGACAACGGTAAGGCCGCTGCCGAACACCCTCGTGGTGTTTAATGACTTCAACACACTTAGGACTGACTTTCAATTTCCCACCCCTGTTTAATTGCCGTCTTTTTTGCAGTTGCTTTATGTACCCCAAGAAACTTTCCCAGTGCCGTAAACCCGTAAAAATTACCATGTGGTGTTTTTATAAACGATTTTGCATGAGCATGTGCATTTTTTTGGATTGCTTCAATGCTATGGTTTTTACCCCAAAACGGATTTAATTCACCGTGCTTTGGTTTTTTATTGCCAATAGGTTTTTCTCTTGCGGCATAGTCTATGTATTCACTTCTGTCCCCGCCATATCCGCCTATGGCTTCATTCCATCCTATTTGAAATTTAGGGCGTAGTGTGTTTTCATACTTATAGCATTCTTCTGGTGTTCCTTGAAATACAATTTCTTTTTTTAAATTAAGCCATCCATACAAGCGTATTGCGCGACCTAAATGGCAATCTGACTTGGATGTTATTTGTAAATGCCTTTGCATACGGGTATCAAAATCCAATGCAACCCCAACATACCCGTGTTCGTTGATATCATTATGCGTATTAAGGCGGAGCCAGTATACGCAAGCTACTTCTTTTTTATCTAAAACTTTCATTTGCCGAACGCTCTGCCGCCAAAGTGAAACGCAATAATCGAAGCAAACAGCGCTTGGGTATTGGAATCCCACAGCTTCTCAGCCAAGACAGGGAACTGAACGCCGTTGTTGTAGCCGTAGATAAACAGGCCGATGTCCACGAACACCAGTAAGCCAAAGAAGCCAAGGGTAATAAAGCTGCGGACACCTGCACGTAGGTTCTTCATCCACTGGCTGGTGCCTTCGTTCAGGCTTTCATCGTGCTGGTAGATGGCGTTCATCTCAGCGACTTGGGCGTTGACCAGATTCTCGTTGGCCTTGGCATTGGTCTGGAGCTCCAAATCGGCGCTATGAATCTGCTCAATGCGTTCCTGAGCCTCGAAGCCAGCCTTGCGTAACTCAAGCTCCCGCTCGATCTGCATCCGGGCCAAGTCAAGCTCGTGGCGTTTGTCCTGCCGGTCTTGGAAAAAATCCAGCAGCTTGGGTAAACCGCCCATCAAGAATGAAATCAACGTAGATAGGATAGTAAGCATTAGTGTTTCTCCAACAACATAGTGAGCCACCAAAAAGAAAGGCCCAAAACCAAAATAGCAATTGCGCCACCAAGCAGCCAATTGATAAACTCGTCCATCTCCTTCTTCTTGATCGCTGCATTCTTCTCGTCCAAGATTTCCTGCGCCTTGCGCTTCTGGATAATGTTATTACGTTCAATCAGTAGCTGCTGCCAAGTGTCAGCATGGCCCGACATAACCATCCAGTTGTTCAACTCACGCTCTGCATCATTAAGCATCTTGGCGTGCATAACAGTTTCAAAAGCCTGCGCTGTGTCCGACTTTGCAAACGTACTCTTTGGCTGGGATGCTGCTTTTTGAACAACATCCTTGGCCTCAAAAAACTTCATGGCCTCGCCAGTAATGGCGTGGATGTCCTTACCCAGTTTGATGGCTGCCTGTACCCCCTTAACAGCCGCTTGGGCCGCAGCAAAGGCCGTGATGGGATCTAGCATGAAGCATTAGAAAGTAATCGACCCCGAAGAAGTCCATTTGTATATACGGTAGCCGCCCGTGACTGTAATTGTTGGTGAGCCTGTGGTGGACGCGGCTGCGGCAAAAACATCTGGGTAGCGAATAATGACGATACCCGAACCACCACTACCAGCATACCCATAATCACGATCTCGGCTACCGCCACCGCCGCCGCCGCCAGTATTGGCAGTTCCATCAATGCCGTTACCGTTATATGTAGTTCCGCCACCGCCACCTAAACCTCCGGTAGCTTGCCCTGTGCTAGAAAGAAATGGGGATATACCCCCACCGCCGCCACCACCGTAATAAGTAGCAGTCCCGCTGATACTAGACTGAATACCATTACCACCATTTCCAGGTGTGTACACGCCAGCATTATTTATAGCGCTACCGCCTACAGCGCCTGCCCCACCACCACCACCACCAATAGACTGCGCACTTAAACCGTTACCGCCAGCATATCCCTGCCCAGAGGTTCCTGTGCCGCCAGTAATCGCGTAATAATCACCGCCGCCGCCAGAGCCGCCGTTACCGGGCGATGAACCGCCTATATTGTTGGTTGCCCCTTTACCGCCGCCTGTGGCAACTATAGATCCACCAAAAGACGAATTGTCCCCGTTATATCCCGTACCATTATTAAAGTCTGCAAGACCAGCGCCAACCCCTCCAGCACCAATAGTTACGGTATACGATGAACCTAAAAGATAGCCTAAATTACCAATTAATACACCACCAGCGCCTCCGCCTCCATCACC